GCTCTAGCGTTATCTCTAGTGATGTTATGGATGCCATCGAAGGCATGATGCCTGATATTCTTGATGTGTTTGTCACTAGCGATAAAGCGGTACAGTTTGAGCCTCAAGGCGAGGAAGATGTAGAAGGCGCAAAGCAAGCGACAGAAGCATGTAATTATGTATTCTACAAACAAAATAACGGGTTCTTAATACTCTACACAGCCGTTAAAGATGCGCTATTGCTAAAAACAGGTGGCGTTAAATGGTGCTGGGAAGAGAAGCGCACGGTTAGCTTTACTACTTATAAAGACGTAACCGAAGAGCAAATGACGCAATATTTAGCCGAAAATGACACGGCTGAAATTGTAGAAAAAGAAGAAAAACAAACACAATCGCAAGACCCTTACACTGGCCTGCCAATTGACATCACTGTTTACGATGTCAAAGTTAAAACCGTTGAAACTAAGGGTATGGAACGTATATACAACATTCCGCCTGAAGAGTTGCTAGTATCACGCAAGCAAACATCCATCTTATTGCACGACTGCCCTTATGTGGCGCACGTTAGCCTTCGCACGCTTTCTGAAATTAATGAAATGGGACTAGATGCAACCATTGACGATATTAAAGCAGCTAACGATGATTACTCGCAAGAGTTTGAACGGCAAATTGATAACGACTTTATGCCGAATAATACCGATAGCAATCGCAACGATGACGCGATGCAAAAAGGCTATCTAAAAGAAGAGTACATTTTATACGACTTAGACGGTGACGGCATTGCAGAACGCTTAAGAGTGTTTAGGCTTGGCAATAAGGTGCTTGAAGTAAAAGAAGTATCACAGGTGCCGATTGCAGCATGGACACCGACTATTATCACGCATCAATTTTACGGCTTGTCTATTCATGACTTTGTGACCGATATTCAGAAAATGAAATCTGAAATATGGCGGCAAACAATGGACAACTTGAGCTTTACTAACAACCAGCGCACCCGCGTATTAACAGACCAAATCACAGGCGCACCATTAGCTGATATTGATGACTTGCTTAACCCGATACCTGGCGGCGTTATTCGTGAATATGTTGCTGGCGCAGTGCAGCCCTATAATCATCAATGGATTGGCTCTCAAACTATCCCTATGTTTGAGTTTTTAGACCAAAACAAAGAGAACCGCACAGGTTTTACTAAATACTCTCAAGGCTTAGATTCAAATGCGCTGAATCAAACGGCGCGTGGTGTTAGCTTAATCATGAATGCTAGCCAAAAGCGCATGAAAATGATGAGCCGCATTTGTGCAGAGTGTTTAGTTGCGCCAATGTTTAAAGGTATTTTCAAAGACTTAACCGATTATTGCATGGACAAATTGAGTTTTAGGCTAAGTGGCAAGTTTGTGCAGTATGACCCACAAGAATGGCGTGATGGTTACGATTTAACCATTAACGTGGGATTGGGCACTGGCGATAAAGAGCAAAACATGCTCGCTTTCCAGCAAATTGCAATGGTGCAAGAAAAGCTTATTGGCGCAGGCATGTCAGATTTAGTGACTAAAGACAATATCTACAAACTAGCTGCTCGCATGACTGAAAATGCTGGCTTCAAAGAGGTCAACGAATTCTTTACTGAACCGCAACAACAAGGCCAGCCAAACCCGCAACAATTGCAACAACAATTGCAACAAATGCAAAAACAAATGCAAGATGGTATGCAAGCATTCCAGAAAATGCAGCAAGAAAACATGACGCTGAAAGCCGATGCTGAAGTGGACAAGGTTGAATTGGCTAAAACCAAAGCGGCTGGCTTCATCAAAGACTTAACACAAAAGCACACTGATACTGTGAATGCACCAAGCGGCAATGTCGTGCCAATTAAGCAAAAGACAGACAGCGGCCTTGACGACGAACTTGAGCAGCGCCTAGTGGCTTTACAAGAGCAAATTAACGCACCTAAAGTGAAGCGCACCAGCTTGGTCCGTGTTGGCGATGGTCAATATATGGCTGAAACAATAGAAGTACCACAAGAGATTGAACCACCACAAGAGAATGAATTAATGGAGAGTGAATAATGCCAACAGCATCGTATATACCAGTCGCAGGCTCAAGAGAGGTTTTAGTTAAGGCGATTAATGCAGGAACAGACCAATGGGCGATTGCCCTTAGTAACGCAGTACCAGGCTTAACTTTTACCGCAGGAACTACGGATTTAGCCACAGGCGGCGGATATACACAAGGCGGTAACAACGTAGCCACAACATCATCAGCAGAAGCGGCTGGTGTATGGCGACTGATTCTAGTTGACCCTACTGCATGGACTGCCACAGGCGGTGGCTTTACCGCAAGATATGTTTTGCTAGTGAATAAAACCACTAACCAAGTGCCAGGCTATTGGGATTACGGCTTAAGCCAAGCGGTGGCAGCCGCCGAGACATTTGTCGCTGACTTAGACGGCACTAACGGCGTGATTACAGTAACTTAATATGCAACGCTGTCACGATAGAACAAAGGGTAAATAATGGCAATCACCACTGTAGATTTAGCTTTGGCTGGCTCAAAGCCGCCAGAATTTATTGCAAAGGCGTTGACTGGAACTTTGGTTGTTGGTCGTATGTTTAGCCCATTTTATTTGGCTGGCATTCCTGGTGCAGCGGTAGCGCCAACTCCTGGTGCGGCTGGTGCGGCTTTAACGGCTTATGCTGGGCAGATTCCCATACCCGCTGCAAGTGCCAACACGCATTTATTGCAGTTTTGGGGTGTAAGTTCTGCCAATAGCGGCTCGCTTATGCTGGCTGATAGGCTTTGGCATAACTCTGGCATCGTTGTTACCACAATTACGGCGCAAACTGTAAACTCGGTAGCTTGGCCTGCGCGGGATAAAAACGGTTCAATCAATGGCGAAGGCGTTTATATTGGTTTAGAGGTTTCAACGGCTACAGGCGCTGGCGCTTCGGTAATATCAATTTCTTACACTAATTCTGCTGGCACGGCTGGCAGAACTGGTACGGCTAGACCGCTTTATGCGGCAACGAGTGTGGCGGGTTCGTTTTATATCTTTGGCTTGGAAGCAGGTGATACAGGAGTGCGCTCGGTGCAAACTTATACATCAACTGTTTCAATGACATCTGGCGTTGTTCACTTGGTTGCATTTAGATATTTAAGCGTATTGTCGCTAATTGCAGCGGCTGTGCCGAGTAGCGTAGATGCATTAACAGGTGGATTGCCAAGAGAATATGACACAACAGTGCCATTTTTACTATATCAACCACAAGCAACAACTACAACACAACTAACTGGCGGCGTAATTCATACGCAGGGGTAGCGTATGGGCGCTAATACTAGCGATGCAGATAAATTACTAAGCTTAGGCAGGGGCAGTAACCCGCTTGTAAAACAAAAACCTAACGATGCTGGCGCTGTTGTTTGGTCAGACTTTTACTTTGATGAATCGGCGGCTGGTGGCACGTTATCTGCCAGCTTTGTACCTAGTACCACAGGCTATAACGTCAGTACGCAAACAGTCGGCGGATTAGCGGTTGCTGATTGGAAAGTGTTCACAGGCGTTAGTACGCAGGTACAAAAAGCGGGTGCTACGCTCATCAGCGATTATAGCGTTATTGGCTCGCCAGATTTACGCTTTGATGGTGGCGCGACACAAAACACCGTTGCGAGCTGGACAGGTGACGGTACGCCAACGGCAAGCGGCACGAATGACCAAGGATTTAGACAGCAAAACTTTGATGCAACCGATAACGGCGGTGTTAGTTTTACAATTGCGATTGGCGCAAGCGTTCGAAAAGCCCGTATTTACATTGGGCGCTATTCTGACACGACAGGCGCAAGTCGTTTTAATGGCACGTTTACGCTTTCGGACGGTTCAGCTTCGCCTGTTACCATTAACTTGGCTGGCACTGGCGCGGATACTGATGGTTATTTTGATTTAAGCTTTAGTGCTGGCAGCGCAGGGCAAACACTGTTATGCGAAATACGCAATAATGCAATTGCTTCAAACGAAACTCGCGCGGTTAACCTGCGTACGGTATGGGTAAGCGTAGAAGATGCTGGCTCTGGCAGTTATACCCTAACCGCCCAAACAGGCGCTTATGTATTAGCAGGCAATAGCGCAGTACTCACTAAGTCCAAGCTGATTACAGCGACTACTGGCGGTTATACCTACGCTGGCATTAGCGCAATACTCAAACGCAATCGCGTATTGGTCGCGCAAACAGGTAGTTATGTACTCGCTGGACAAAGTGCAACGCTAACAAAAAGCAAGCTACTGATAGCCAATGCTGGCTCTTATCTTTATGCAGGGCAATCAGCAACATTAACTAAGAGTAAACGATTAATAGCGAACGCTGGCGCATATAGTTACGCTGGCAACTCGGCAAACCTTACCAAAAGCAAGGTAATAATCGCCAACACTGGTGCTTATGTACTTGCGGGTAATAACGCAGTATTAACCTACACAGCAGGTTCAGCCTCTTACACGATAACGGCGCTAACTGGCAATTACACGCTGGCTGGTAATTCTGCAACGCTAACGAAAAGCAAGTTAATCAATGCAACAACTGGCGCATATACTTATGTTGGTATAGCGGCAACACTGACACGCACCAAGCGTTTAATCGCACAAGCTGGTAACTATACAGTTAGCGGTCAAAGCGCAGTATTGTTAAGAAACAAGCGGCTGATTGCCACAACTGGCAACTACAGCCTAACTGGAAATAATGCGGTATTAACCTATACGCCATTAGTTGGCAGCTATACGCTGACATGCTTAACAGGGGCTTATACCTTAGCTGGTAACAGTGCCAATTTGGTTTATAGTGGATTATCGCAACCAAGTGGCGGTAAAGGTTTTGAGATTGTTGGTAGAACATCACTTAAAGATGTTATTAAAAAGCAACAGCAATTAAGAGGCGATTATCCTGCTGATGAAATAATTGCTACACCGATACAAGCGGTTAAAGTGATTAATTCTCTAGCAAAAGATAGCGTTAATCAGCCATTTGTTGCTAACACAGCCGCGCTAGAAACGCTTAAAACTCAATTAGAAGCCTCTAGTATTAAATGGCGTGATTATTACGCTGAATTGCTTGAAGCGCAACGCAGTCAATATTTAACTGAAGCGATTAGGCAAGCGCAATATAGTCAAGCCATGCAAGACAGCGTATTGCTTGAGATGCAGCGGCTAGAAGCGGAAAGATTACAAACGCAAGATGAAGAAATGGCTATTTTGGCCTTAATGTTAGAAATATAGGAGTTATTATTATTATGGCAGAAGCACCAAAAACAGTAAAAGTAGAAATCCGCAAAGGCGTGAACTACACAGGCAATGATGGCAATAGCGTGTTGTATGTTGAAAAACAGACTTATGACGTGAGTAAAGAAATCGCAGATTCATTAATTGATGGTGAATGGGCAAGGATTGCTAAATGAGTGATGTAGATGCTGATAAGAAATTAGCGGCAGATAAACAGCGTGCTTGGCAAGCTAAAGAACTCTTAGACAATGAGTTGCTACAAGAAACGCTAGACGCATTACAAACTGAAATTATCAAACAATGGGAAGCCGCGCCAGCTAGAGATGTAGAAGGCAAAGAGCATTTATGGCAGCTTTATAAAGTAGCAATTAAGTTTAAATCTATCTTGACAGGATATGTGCAAGCAGGTGATTTTGCAGATGCACAATTACAGCAAAAGCAATCTGTATTAGATAGAGCATTAAAAGTTGTAAAAAATTATAGGTAACAGACAAGCCTATTAACAAGCTCACTTCGGTGGGCTTTTTTATTGTCTATTTTTTTGGAGTATCAACATGGACGACCAAGCGCAAGCAGTCAGTCTCGATGATTTAGCAGGTTCTTTATCGGACGACTTAGAGAATATCGAGCAACCTGACGAAGAGAACGAAGCCTCAGCCGATGCGGAAGGCAAAACCGCAGACACTGACGAATCGAAAGAAGAGACCGCAGACCCTGAATATGTAGATGAAGCAGGCAAGCCTTTAACATTCAAAACGGAAGTGGTAAATGAACGTGGCGAAAAAGAAGTTAAAGAGCTTACCGTTAAAGAGCTACAAGAAGGGCAGATGTTACGCAGTGACTATCATCATAAGCGTCAAATTGAAGCGAATGAGACTAGAAAAGCGCAACAGCAGTATTACGGTGCCATTGAGCAGACAACAAAGCAAACAGTCGAGGTCATTGACCAACTAAAGGCTTTTGTTATTCAAAGTGTTGCGCCTGATTTACAAAACTTAACGCCTCAACTAGCGATGAACGACCCTGCCGAATATGTGCGATTGGACGCTGCTTACAAACAGACGCAACAAACATTAGCGCAGTTGGATGCTCACCGTAGCGAGGCAGAAGCACAGCAAAAACAAGCAGAAGCGGAATCTTACCAATATGCAAGGGCTGGCGTTTTATCATCAGCCAATGACTATTTGGGCAAGGTAGCCCCTGAAACGCTTAAGCCTGAATATCGTGAAAAAGCGATTACTTTCGCAGCGAAAACCTACGGAATTAGTGCGAGTGATGCAGCGTTTTTAGCTGATGCACCAGAATTTAAACAAGGCGGCGTGTTTGACAGTGGCAAGTTCGTGCATATCTTAAATGATGCAATGAAATACCACGCACTACAAGCAAACAAGCCAATACAAATGAATAAAGTAGCACAAGCACCCAAAACAATCAGGCCACAATCACAACCGCAAGCGTCTAAAAATGCTAAAACGGCAGACAGATTGGCGAAGCTTGGTCGTGTTGAGGACTTTGCCGCATTCTTATAAGGAAATAACATGGCTCAACCTATGATACCTATGACCAAAAAGGTATTCGCGAGGATTTACAAGACAAGATTTACATGGTTTCACCTGAAAAAACACCGATTACGTCAATGATTCGCCGTTTTACTGCAAAAAATACCTTGCATGAATGGCAACGTGATAACTTAGCTACGCCTAATAAAGACAACGCCGTGATAGAAGGTGATGACCGTACAGGCGCAGTGATTGCAGCTACAGAGCGCGTGGGCAACTACACACAGCTATTTGATAAAACAATCATTACGTCTAAAGATGCAGATATTGTAGTGACAGCAGGCCGCGCTTCAGAGCGTCAATTGCAAGTTGCTAAAGGCATGACCGAAGTTAAGCGTGACGTTGAAGCGATGATTTTATCTAACAATGCCGCCGTTGCAGGCTCAAGCGTATTGGCGCGTAAATCAGCAGGCTCTGGCGCAATGATTTATACCAATATTTCAAGCGGCGTGGGCGGCTCAACCCCAGCCCATACGTCTGGCGCGGCTACAGTTGCACCAACGGCAGGCACATTGCGCCCATTTACGGAAGCATTGTTAAAATCTGTGTTGCAATTGACTTATACTAACTCTGGTGAAATGCCTAGCATTTTAAGCTTAACACCAGCGCATAAGTCTGCTTTCTCTGCATTTACAGGTATTGCGGTTAATCGCTTTCAAGTGCCAAAAGGTCAGCAAGGCACAATCATTGGCGGCGCTGATGTGTATATGGGTGACTTCGGTGAAATCACTGTAGTTCCTAACTATGTACAAGCAACATCAAACCCCAATACTGCGTTGATTATCAACCCAGAGTATATGGGCTTAGCTTATGAGCAAAATTATCAAAAAGAAGAGCTGGCAAAAACAGGTCACAGCAACAAGGACTTAGTTTCTACGCAAGCAACCTTAGTGATAACTAGCGAAAAAGCACATGCAAAAGTAGCTGATTTAACCACAACTGGTTTGTAATAGATTAAGCCCACCTAAGACGTGGGCTTTTTATTGGAGTAGCAATGGCTGACATTATTATTAAAGAGTACGACACGCAAACAGGCATATTGACCGAGATGGCAGACGAAGATGGTAAGCGTATTTTCAAAAAGACTTGGGATTCCGAGCCTTATTTAAAACATGCTCATGAAATGAGAGTGGCAACAGAAGGCCAAAAATGGGAACAAAAAGGACAGTTTGGGCGCTATATTGGCTCAATCCCGCCTGCCGAGTTTTCAGTCATGCTAAGACAAGATGGCGGCTATGACAAAAAACGTGCTTTGCAGTGGTTAAAAAGAAACCCTGCATTTGTTGCATTTAGTAAATTCTTAAAAAATCCACAGGCTAAATAATGAGCTACACCACGCTAACGACTAACATTGCTGATTGGATGCACCGCGCAGACTTAGCGCCAGCTTATTCATCTTTTGTGGCGAATGCTGAAGCTGAATTTAATGATAAGTTGCGTGTTAGGCAAATGGAAGTTGCGTTCCCCGAAACAGCATTGGTTAGTGGCGCAGTAGCTTTGCCAGCAGGCTTTGAATCGTGGAAAGTGTTATATGAAACAAGTAAAAACACTACACTAAAACCTAAAACAAATGAGTTTGTACGGGCGCAAGAAGTATTAGCCAGCGTGCCTGTTTGTTATGCCTTAGAAGGTGTAAATACTATCTTTTGGCCTAGCGCTGGTAGTGTTAAAGGCACTTACTATCAAGCTATCCCATCACTAGAAACGAATACTACCAACTGGCTAGAAACAGCACGCCCAGACGTGTATTTATACACATGCTTAAAACATGCCAGCATCTACATTAAGAATATGCAATTGGTTGAGATTTATGGTGCTATTTCTACCAAGCTCATTAATGAAATCAACATGTCTAACCGCGCTGAAAGCATTGGCGGCGGTTTATTGGTGTCACAAGCACGATGAAAATTATTGGCTACGCACCTGATATAGACCCAACGATAGAGGGCGTTATTACCGATTGCGAGGCGCTAGTACCGTCTGAGCGTGGCATGAAAAGCGCACCTAGTGCCGTTGACTTAGGTTATGCGGCGTTATCAAGTGAATGTCATGGCGCGGTAACTGTACGCAAGCTAGACGATTCCTTTAGAACTTTTGCGGCTACGGTAGATAAAATATTCGAGTTATCATCTGGCGCATGGACAGACCAAAGCCGAACTGTTGGCGGGGCTTATAGTTGTGGCATAGATAACCAATGGCGGTTCGCACAGTTTGGTGACACGACATTAGCAATCAATAAATCAGATACCTTGCAACAATCCACCACTAGCACGTTTAGCGATGTTGCTGGCGCACCTAAAGCTGACATCATTGAAGCCGTTGGCAATCACGTAGTGTTAGCCAACACTAATGAAGTGACTTTTGGTGACAGCCCTAATCGCTGGTGGGTATCTGCAACGCGCAACCATACCGATTGGACACCTAGCGTCAATACAGGCTGTGCAACCAATACAATTGTTTCATCATCTGGGCGCATATTTGCGGCTAGGCGTTTTGGTGAACAAATTGTGTTTTACAAAGAGCGTGCCATGTATATGGGCACGTTTGTAGGCGCACCACTAATACTAGACGTGCAACAAATAGCGGGTGACGCAGGCGCAAGCTCGCAAGAGGCTGTTGTCAATGTAGGCACGGCTGATAACCCTGTGCATATTTTCATGGGTGCTGATGACTTTTGGCGCTTTGATGGCTCACGGCCTACACCATTAGGCTCTCCATTGCGTAAAACAGTGTATGCGGAACTTAACGGTGCTTTTGCTTATAAGATTAAAACATTGCATGACCGTATTAACTCGCGCATTTACTTTTATTATCCAAGCAATGCGGGCGGTGGCGCATTAGACAAGTGTGTGGTTTATCACTATCGCGCTAATCTTTGGGGGCGTGACGATAGAACCATTGAGGTGGCAGTCGAGTTTTTAACTGGTGGCATTACTTACGACACATTAGACACCGTATCAGCCACTTATGACGGGTTTGCTGCCGATTTAACTTACGATTCGCCTTTTTGGACAACTGGCACACGCCGTGTCGGTTTCTTTAATACCAGCCACAAAATTAACTCACTAGAAGGCATTACAGGCAATTCTAGTTTTACTTTAGGCGACTATGGCGATGATACTAATTTCTATTTGTTGTCACGCGTAAAGCCTGTGTGGTTGACAAAGCCAACCACTGCCGTCATGACCAATTACTATAAAAACAGTGAAGGAGATAGTTTAATTACAGGCACAAACACTACTATGAGTAATTCACGCTTTGACGTGTTACGCAGTGCGCGCTGGCATCGTTTACAGTTTGACATGTTAGGCAACTATGAACTAAGCACGATTAACGCGGAATACGCGCAGGACGGCATGGAATAATGGATAAAATAGCCATACAAAACCATGCCACAGACCCATACAATCGCGCATCTATTTACAAAGCTTTTTCATTGATAGAAATGGCAATGAATCAAGCGGCTGATGGCTATTTATTTCCAGTAACAGCAGTCACAGCCAGCTACACCATGACATTGAATGATGCAATCGTATTAGTCAACGCAACGGCTGGCGCAATCACTATCACATTACCGTTAGCAAACGAATGTACACAGAAGCGCATTAGCATTAAAAAGACTGATGCAAGCGGCAACGTAGTGACGATTGACGGTAATGGCGCAGAAACGATAGATGGTGCAACGACTAAAACACTAGCCACACAATACAAATCGTATGAACTGGTGGCAAGTGGCGGTGCTTGGTGGATAGTGAGCGCAATATGATATGTTGCGGCCTAGATTTAAAGAATTGGCATGACGTAAAAGACGGCCTACAAGCCGCTTTAGACATTGACTGTAATAAATACACCTTAGAGCAAATTAAAGCCGCCTTAGACGCGCAGGAGATGCAGTTATGGGCTATTCACGATGGCACTATTAGGGCAGTTTTTATTACCCAAATTTGCAATTACCCCAATGCCAGTATTTTAGACTGTGTGGCTTTAAGTGGAGAAAATCCGCAATCATGGATAGGCGTGTTATTGAACACGATGCAGGATTATGCCAA